GTTAAAGAGATTTTTAATTAAGATTTGGAGGGAGAAATGAAGAGTATACAGTTGTATGTGTGTGAGCATTGCGGAACGAAGTATATAGATTGAAACACTTTGAAATTGAATGTGAAGTAGCTCTAAATAAATACAGTGCACAGCTTTGTGCAGATTGGGATGAAACAAGGACCAGGATGCTTAAAGGTGATGGCAAATGGTTTAGAGAAGAAAGGAGAAAAGCCGATGGAAACAGAACACAGTAACAAAAAAACAGGCAGATCATTAACCGCCCAAGGTACCATGATCCGCCGTTCTGCTTAAGATAAGTATATCATATATACCCTTCTTAAGCAAGGAAAAGGAGGATATCTATGACAAATGAGAATGTTAAAACACAGGTTATTAATGATGTAATCGTTGCCATGTCAGCATATATTGCTGCTGATTTAATCCAAATTCTGGAGCGCGTGATAGTTGACAAGACGATAGATGTGGTTATGGAAAGAATCAATACGCTACCGGCAGAGATTAAGGATAGTGTGGATCAACAGAATGAGTACATAATAAAACTCTTTTTATATAAGAAGAAAAAGCTTCGTGAAGGGACTAAATATGGTTATATGGCATCAATCAAACGCCTGATCACGGTGTTGGACAAGCCATTGGTGCAGATGGATGAGCATGATATATTTTACTATCTCAATTGGTATGAGAACCGGAATGTACCAGTAACTGGACGAAAAAATCAGAACTCAACTTTGAATAGCGAAAGAAGGTATTTGTCCGCTTTCTTTTCCTGGATGCGGAAAGAAAAGCTTATAACTGTAAATCCAGTTGAAGCAATCGAGCCATTAAAGGTGCAGAGAAAGCCTATAGATTTTTTTACACCGGAAGAAATGGCACGTTTAAGAGACAGTTGCCGGACCTTACGGGAACGAGCCTTAATTGAAGTACTGCGCAGTACCGGGGCACGCGTAGGAGAAATTGTTGAGATAACTGTTGACCAGATCAACTGGGAAACAGGGGATATTTTGATTCTAGGTGAAAAAAGTAACCGGTATCGGACCATATATCTGGATCCGGATGCTTTATACCATTACAAAAAATATTGGAACTCTAGGACAGACAACAATGAACATATGTTCGTATCAAAGAGCAAGCCTTATAAGCCAATAGGGACATCTTCGGTACGGACAATCATGAAAGAAATTGCGGAACACGCAGGTGTGACAAACCGGTGTTATCCTCACAAGATGAGGAAGACACTGGGAATGGAGTTGAAAAACAGAGGCGTAGATATAGGAACGATCCAGGAAGTCCTGGGTCACGCGGATTCTAAAGTAACGAGTATGTACTATGCTCAATCAACACCGGACACGTTGAGGATGATTAGAAAAAGGGCAGTTTAATAGAAAAAGGATTGGGGCCTGTAACGGGCCCCAAAAAAAAGGTCAGGGGGAAATCCTCTTTGCCGTCCTTGTAATGGGTATTAACAAACGGCAGAAATCTCTAAATATTTAGGAACTAAAGAGGAGCAGCATGAAGCACTACGATAACTATGATTATGAAATAGCATATGATAAACAGGCAGAGAAGCTGCAGGAGTGGGAGATTGAAAAGCTGATCTCTGAGCAGAGGGTGAGCTGCCTTTATAGGACAACAACGAATAGATCTAAAAATCTGGTGAGTGGTGACGAGCTGCTAGAATCACAGGTGTATCCATCCTTCCTGAAAAGGGGAGATATGCCAGTAACCCTGAAAAAGAGAGAAACCAAACCGTCACAAAAAAATCTGAATGATAAGAACTCAAGAAGGTATTGCATCAGACTGGCCTGCATCAATTTTGGCAAAGGCGATATCTGGGCAACATTTGGTTGGAATGATGAGTACATGCCAGGAGATGCCAAAGCTGCTATCAAGGACATTCGGAATTTTATTACGAGGATAAACTATCGCAGAAAAAAGAATGGACTGAAAAATATTAAATACATATACATCCTGGCATTTGATGGAAAAGTCCGTCCACATTTCCACATCCTTATGACAGGAGAGGGTGTGGATCGTGATGAGCTGGAAGATATGTGGAAAAAGTGTGACCGAAAAAATACTCGGAGAATTAAGCCAGATGAGGATTTTTTGATTACAGGATTAGCAACATACATTACGAATAACCCAAGAGGTACAAAAAGATGGTGTGCCTCTAAGAACCTGAAAAAGCCACCGGAACCGACCAGAAGTTACGGAAAGTTCCGCAGAGGGAAAGTGAACCGGATGGTAAAAAATGATGATACCATGCGACAGGAAATGGAAAAAGCCTATCCAGGATATAAGTTCCTGGATGCAGAGGTTAAATATAATCAGGATCTGGCGATGTTTTACATCTATGCCCGGATGATCAAACATGGATCCCGTGAAGATATGCAGAAAGGGGGAAAGAGAAGAAAGGGGGAGTTGCGAAGTTGAATTATAGTGTACGGGTAAGATGCCCTTACTATGAGACTATGGCAAGTGACACAAAAAAGCAGGCAACAATAACCTGTCAGAACATATGCTGCAATCTGGGGTTTGAGATCAAAAACCAGATCGTTTTTACGTGCCATGAAGAAAAAAGCAACTTTGCCGGGATATTTTGCGAAGATATGTATGAGACATGCCCTTACTTTAAGGGAATCTATAAAACACAAATGGAGGATGAGAAGAAATGAAAAAGAAAATGAGCTTAATGGAGAGAGTGAAGATTGCAGAACGGAGAGAGGCAGAGGCAAAACGCCAGGCAGAGAGGGACAGAAAAAGATTTATGGAGGCAGATTTGATTGCAAAAGGAGCCATGGTTTGGGTGTCAGCTCTGGCAAGAAGAGAAGGCCCAGTGATCCATGTGAGCGCTGAAGAGATTGAAAAAGCAAGAGCGGGAAAATATAAATGCCGTATGGTAGCAGATGGATCTGTTGATATGGTGGAAGAAGGATATTTTGAGAAATTTTATGAGTAAACACAATCGGACATGCTGATGTGCGCATACATGCGCGCGCGGTAAGTTAGTAGAGAAGCCCTGATATAGGGCTTTTTTGCGTGGGAAAAACCGGACAAAGGTGGGGTGGTAGAGAAGGGACAGGAAAAAATATAAAATTGATGCTATGAGGTGGTGATATGGCGGAAAAGAAGCGAAAAGCAGCAGGCCGCCAGAAATGGCGGGAATGGGCAGAAAGTGAAGAGCATCAGGCGGTTCTGTCAGCTTGGGCAAGAGCCGGAATGACAGATGAAGAAATAGCAAAGCAGATAGGGATAAGCAGATCCACGCTGGCGGAATGGAAAAAGAAATATGCACCAATTAATGCGGCGTTGGCAACCGGGAAAGACTTTGCGGATCGTCTGATCGAGAACAGTTTGTACAAAAAGGCCATTGGCTTTTATGCAAGGGAGCAAAAGGCTTTTAAAGTTAAGACTGTAGAATATGACGAAGCAACAGGAAGAAAGATAAAAGAGTTTGAAGAATTAAAGACGGCGGAAGAGGTCCACTATTTTGAACCGGATATAAAAGCAATCATATTCTGGCTCAAGAACCGTAAACCGGATATCTGGAAAGAAAAAGTTGCAGAGGCTATGGCAGATGATGAGGGAACTGGTGTTATTGTTTTGACGCCAACCCAGGTGGAGCAGATCAGCAAGGAAGTAAAAAAGGATGAGTAACCCAAGAATTGTATGGGCACCGCAGCCACGACAGGAAATTATGATGTCACGTCCAGAATTTGAGGCGTTATATGGTGGAGCTGCTGGCGGTGGAAAGAGCGATTATTTAGTAGCAGAGGCACTGAGACAAGTCCAAATCCCACAGTATCGCGCAATCATTTTCCGAAAGACTTACCCTGAGCTGGAAGACATCATAAGCCGCAGCCATGAGCTTTACGGATCAGCGTTCCCAAGAGCTAAATACAACGAAAGTAAGCATGCCTGGAGGTTTCCATCTGGCGCAATGATCTACTTCGGGCAAATGCAGCACACGAAGGACAAGCTTAAATACCAGGGCCGACATTTTGATTTTGTAGGATTCGATGAACTGACGCATTTTGCGGAAGAAGAGTATATGTATCTCTTTTCACGAGTTAGATCATCAGCACCTGGATTGAGAACATACATCAGGAGTACGGCGAACCCAGGCGGCCCAGGACATCCGTGGGTAAAAGCACGATTTGTAAGCATAGCGAAGCCGGAGACTAAGATTGTGCAGGAAGTGAATATCACCAAACCATCCGGTGAGGTGATAAAGCGTACCAGAGACAGGATATTTATCCCTAGCTCTGTGTTTGATAATAAGGCTTTGCTGGACAACAACCCGGAGTATATCGCATCACTGGCTATGCTGCCAGAAGCAGAAAGAAATGCGCTTTTGTATGGTGATTGGGATTCGTTCAGTGGACAGGTATTCTCAGAATGGAAAAATGACCCGTCAAATTATGAAAGCCGAGAATGGACCCATGTTATTGAGCCGTTTAAGATACCGGAAGGATGGCTGATCGGAAGAAGCTACGACTTTGGATATGCTAAACCGTTCTCAGTTGGCTGGTATGCTGTCGATTATAGCGGATGTGTGTATCGGATCCGTGAGCTGTATGGTTGCAAAGAGGGACAGGCAAATGTAGGACTGGAAGTGGATCCCGCAGAGCAGGCGCGGATGATCCGGGAAGTAGAAGAGACTGATCCAAACCTTAAGGGAAGAAAAATAGCAGGCATAGCAGATCCATCAATCTTTGATGTGAGCAGAGGCGATTCTATAGCGGACATCATGGCCCGAAATGGAGTGTACTGGAGCCCAGGCGATAATCATCGAATTGCTGGGAAAATGCAATATCATTACAGACTGGCATTTAATGCAGATGGACATCCGTTATTTTACGTTTTTAACACATGTAAGGGATTTATAAGGACGATCCCACAGCTGGTATATGATGCAAAGAACGTAGAAGATATTGACACTACACAGGAAGATCATATTTATGATGAGTGCAGATATTTCCTGATGCAGTACCAGATCGCAAAGCGTGCGAATGTAAAGAAAAAACCGCCGCTGGATGATCCTTTGGATCTGTATAAGGCAGAACGTGAAAAAGCATATAAAATCATTAGGATTTAGGAGCGAAAATGGACGAAGAACTTGTAAAAAAGAAAATTGGTAAAAAAGAAGTAGATGATGCTTATGCCAGGTTGCAGAAGTATAAAGAGGGAAAAGCAGCATTAGAAACAAGAATTGTAGGTGCAGAGGAATGGTGGAAGAATAACCACTGGCAGCGCTTTAACAGTGAATTTCGCAACGCAAATGATCCCCAGCCAGTGAGCGCATGGCTTTTTAACAGCCTGATTAATAAACATGCGGATTTTATGGACAATTATCCATGCCCGGCTATTCTTCCCAGAGAACAGTCAGATGAGGATACAGCGAAAATCCTTTCTCAGGTGGTGCCGGTTATACTGGATCAGAATAATTTTGAGCAAGTATACAATGACTGCTCTTGGGATAAGCCCAAAACTGGGACAGCCATTTACGGGGTCTTTTGGAACAAAGAAAAAGAAAACGGCTTAGGAGACGTTGACGTAAAATGCCAGGATATCATGAATATCTACTGGGAGCCTGGTATAAAGGACATACAGCGATCAAAGGATGTGTTTACAACAGAACTTATGGACCTGGATGAGCTAAAAGAAGCATATCCAGAACTCGAAGATAAAACAGTAGGCACAGGCGAACTGATAAAGTCAGAGTATATCTATGATGAGAACATCGATACAAGCAACAAGGTGCAGGTCATTGACTGGTACTACAAAAAAAGAATACTGCTTGCAACTGGCGGAGTTAAGACGGTGCTGCACTACTGCAAATTTATTCCGGGAATTGTGTTGTATGCATCTGAGGATGATGAAACATGCACTAATGGATGGTATGAGCATGGGAAATATCCGTTTGTATTTGATGTAATGTTCCCGGAAAAAGGTTCTCCAGCAGGGTTTGGATACCTGGATGTAATGGTAAATCCCCAGGAATATATAGACAAGCTGGATTCGGTGATACTCAAGTCTGCAAATTTGAGCAAACCGAGATATTTTGTATCGTCAGGATCAAATGTAAATGCAGAGGATTTTGCTGATTTAAGCAAAGATTTGGTGGAAGTATCTGGAACAATGGACGAAACCAAAATTAAGCAGATCCAGCCGCCACAGCTACCGGAATATGTTATCAACATGCGAACACTCAAAGTGGATGAGCTGAAAGAAACAAGCGGAAACCGGGATTTTTCTCAGGGATCCACAGCATCGGGAGTAACTGCGGCTTCAGCTATCGCAGCATTGCAGGAAGCAGGAAGTAAACTGAGCCGGGATATGATCAAAACTAGCTACACCGCACATGCAGAGGTTGTGACACTGATTATTGAGCTTATCAGGCAGTTTTATGATCTGCCTCGTTGCTATCGGATCACTCAGTCGAATGGTGATGCACAGTATGTGATGATGGATAAGAGCGAATTACAGGAACAGACAGCAACAATGATGGACGGGGAAATATTGACCAGAAGACCAGTGTTTGATGTCAAAATATCAGCACAGAAGGCAAGCCCGTATAGCAGGATCGCAAACAACGAACTGGCAAAAGAACTCTTTGGTATGGGACTGTTTAATCCTCAGCTTGCGGATCAGGCCCTTGCGGTAGTATCTATGATGGATTTTGATCGTAGAGAAGAAGTGATTAAAAAGATATCAGAGAATGGCACCATGTATCAGGAGATCCAGCAGTTGCAGCAGATATTAGCGCAGCTTGCACCGATGGTTGCTGAAATGACAAATAGACCGGATCTGATCCAGGCTGTTAATGGATTGATTGGAAACAACCAGATGGCTATGACAGATGTGAATGTAAACCAGGGAAATAGCATAAAGACAAATTCTTTAGGACAGGCAGTGAATACAGATACCAGCCAGGCAGGAAAGGCCAGGGAAAAGGCAGCTACAGCAACGGAGGTAAACCAGTGACAGAGATTACATTTGAAAACGTGCCAGGATACTTCCGTTTGAAGGTGGAAGGTCATGCCGGATACGGATGCGCTATGGGACTTCCGGAAGGACATGATATTGTTTGTGCTGCAGTATCTGCCATTGGACAGACGGCAGCGCAGTGTATGATCGACCTGGGAGAAGAGAAAGCAGTAGTGATACAGGACTTGCAGATCAAAGAGGGATTGATAGACATTCGTGTATTGGTCAAGAAGAAAGCACAGAAGCGTTTGAACGCGATGGTTTATACCATACAGAGAGGGTATGAAACATTAAGCAAATCTTACCCGGAATTTGTCCATATGAACGCAAAATCTGGGGTGGTAGAGAAGAAAAAATGAATGTGATACCATGAAAACAGAACGCGCGGGAAAGACCGCTGAATTTTGGACACGCAGGAAAGACTGCTGAGAGGAGCAAAATGAAGAGAATCATCGAAATGAACTTAAGACTTTTTGAAGGTGAAGGCGGTGGAGCCGGTGCGGCAGCACCAGCAGCAGACCAAACGGGAGAAAATGTCCAGAACACCACTGGAAGCGCTGGGGCAGAGGAAGGCCAGGAACTGGAAGAAACACCGGAAGAGCGGCAGGCAGGTTATGAAAAATTCAAGGAAAAGTATCGTGATCTGTATGGTAAAGACGTAAAAAGCCATATCGACCGAAGATTTAAGGATGAGCAACGGCTGCATGAACAGCTTGATTCATATACGCCTTTGATGTCATTGCTGTCTGAAAGATACGGAATCGAAGACGGAAATGTAGCAAAGATCATGGAAGCCATCGACAATGATGAATCTTTCTGGGAAGAGCAGGCTCTTAAAGAAAACATGACTGTTGAACAGCTGAAAAGAATGAGAAAGACAGAGGCTCAGAATAGACAGCTGGTTGAAAGCGCCCAGAGAGCGCAGCAGATTAGGCAGAGGGATGATATCTATGCCAGATGGGACCGAGAGGCTGAGCTTTGTAAGCAGCATTTCCCAGAATTTGATATGGCAAAAGAATGTGAGAATGAGACTTTTACCAGGCTGTTGGGTGCCGGAGTGGAAGTCGAAAACGCTTATAAAGCAGTTCATTTTAACGAGATTACACAAGGGTTAATGGCCCAGACAGAGAGAGATACGAAGAAAAAAGTTGCGGATTCAATCCGATCTGGCAATGGCAGACCGTCCGAAAATGGTGTGGGTGCCGGTAGCGCAAATGGAACGAAAGTGAGTGCATGGGATTTATCACATGAAGAGTTCCGCAAAGTCATGGAGCGCGCAGCCAGAGGGGAGACCATTACGATGTAGAAAGGAAAAAGCATGAAAAAGACTATTATTTACATGAATCTTAGATTATTTGACGCACCGGCGAATACAACTACAGCAGAGGGTATGTCTGTAGAAATGAAGACATTTTATGATCGCAATCTGATCGAGAATGCAGAACCGGAACTTGTGCATGATCAGTGGGCACAGACAAGAAACATTCCAAAAAATGGTGGTAAGACCATTGAGTTCCGTAAGTATGATCAGCTGCCGAAAGCAATGACACCATTGACCGAAGGCGTAACACCGACCGGTAAAGAGATGAACGTTACCAAGATCGAGGCAACGGTAAAGCAGTATGGTGATTTCATTGAGCTGTCAGATTTACTGATCTTAACAGCGATCGATAATAACATTGTTGAAGCAACCACCTTAATTGGATCTCAGGCAGGCAGAACCCTGGATACAATTTCGAGAGAAGTACTGGCAGCTGGAACTAATGTGCAGTATGCAGAGGGGCAGGTTACCTCCAGAGCGGCTTTAACTCCTGAAATGAAACTGACAGTTAAGGCTGTTAAAAAGGCAGTTCGATTCCTCAAAAAGCAGAACGCAAAGAAAATTAACGGATATTACTACGGAATCGTACATCCAGACTGCTCCTACGATCTTACAGAAGATGCGCGCTGGATCGATGCGGTTAAGTACAAAAATCCAGAAAGAATTTATAACGGGGAGATTGGAGAGATTGAGGGCGCTAGATTTGTTGAAACCACTGAAGCTAAAATCTGGGCTAAGGCTGGAGCTGCAAAAAGCACATCTGACACTACAAAGATTGATGTGTATGGAACTTTAATCTTTGGTGCAAATGCATATGCGACTACCAAGATTGAAGGTGGTGGTTTAAAGACCATTATTAAACAGCTGGGAAGTGCCGGAACAGGTGATCCGCTGGATCAGAGAGCTACTGTGGGCTGGAAGGCGCTCAAAGTAACTGAAATCTTAACAGAGGCTTATATGATCCGTATTGAGACAGCATCTACATTTAGCGATGGAGAAGCGAACTAAGGAGGTTTAAAAACATGGGAAGAACTGCAAAGGTAGAGGATGCAGTAGTAGAACAGGCTGCGGTAGAGGATGCAGTAGTAAAGCAGGATGCAGAGCCACAGAAAAAGGGAGAGAAGCTGATCAGATTCAAGATCCCGTTGGGAAGTGCAGATAAGGATCGTGCAGATGTTTTTGTTGCAGTAAACGGAAAGTCTTATCTGATTAAGCGTGGAGTACCAACAGAACTTCCGGAATCTGTTGTAGAGGTTCTGGAAAATGCAGAAGCTCAGCGTGAATATGCGATTGAGATTGAAGAAAGCGCAAGATACAAGGAGTAACTGAAAGGGGGCGGAAGATATGATAACTGTACGGGGAAGAGAATTGGTGATCCCGGTAGCAGAAAGACAGATAGGGACACAGTTCGATAACAATTCAGAAACCAGACAGTTTAAGATCAACCGCCTCACTGTAGGCGGTATTGACATATCTAACCTGGATTTTCGTATTGATCTGAGATACGGAAAGGAAACTAAGGATACTGATGTACTTGAAAAAGAAATAACAGATGAGCATGTGATATTGACATGGACCGTGAGTGCTGCCAGCGTGAAGCAGGTGGGAACGGTATTTATTGCACTTCGGGGATCAGATGATTTCGGAACCGTGAAGTGGGCAACAAATCAGGGATACCTGTATGTTGGAGATACCATAAATACTCCGGATGGTGCGGAAATGGCGCTGTCCGAACTTGAAAAACTGGAAAAACGGATTGACCAGAAGACTGAATCAATGGATGCTGCGGAAAGTAGCAGAGTGGAAGCAGAAAAGATCCGCCAGGAAAATGAATCGGCTAGGCTGAAAAATGAAGCAGAGTGGCAGAAGCAGGGTGAAGCTGCGGTAGAAGCGGCTAAGACAGCGACCGCAGCGCAGAGTGCAGCCAGTGCCAGTGCAGAGGCAGCGGCCGGAAGTGCTGGAACAGCTGGTAGCGCAGCGCAGACAGCAACAAAAGCTGCCAGTGTAGCCAGTGCCAGTGCAGAGGCAGCATCCGGAAGTGCTGGAACAGCCAGTAGTGCGGCACAGACAGCGACCACAGCACAGAATGCAGCCAGTGACAGTGCAGAGGCGGCATCCGGAAGCGCAGAAACAGCCAGTAGTGCGGCACAGACAGCGACCGCAGCCCAAAGTGCAGCCAGCACCAGTGCAGAGGCGGCAGCTGGAAGCGCGGAGACAGCTAGTAGTGCAGCTCAGACAGCTACCCAAAAAGCATCAGAGGCTAGTAGTAGTGCATCCGCAGCAGCATCTGATGCAAATGTGGTAAAAGGGCTGATACAGGGGCTAGGCGGATTTGACGGAAAAGCATCGTCTGTATCAGCTGTGGATCTTTTAGGATTATTAGGTAAGGAAAATGCGACAAGTACGGTCCAGGCGTTGATCGATGTGATAGCGGATAAGGTGCTAAATCAGCTGTTATTAAGAAGCAATGTGGTAAACAATGCATTAACAACGGAAGAAGGCTATGCACTGGATGCACGTATGGGAAAGTCCTTGCAGGATCAGATCACCGCTCAAAATAGTAATTTAGGTAGCACCTACGGATATATATCAGACTTAGATGTACCTGATGTCATATTAGGGGTTTATGACGGAAATTCAGCGAACTCTCCGTATAAAAAAGGATTAACTCAAGCAACAGCAGGCATCGTTTTAAGCGTCTACAACACGAATTCCGTTTATAATTCGCAACTTGCATTATCGGCGGGTAACGAAAAATTCTATATTAGACAAAAGGGAAACAATACTTGGGGAGAGTGGATGGCGAAATAATCTAAAATCTACACTTTCTGTACCCATTCAGACCATTTACCAGCTGCACAGTTACGCCAGTATATTTTACCCGTGAAAAGTGCAACTGCTAATTGACAGCGGGTTCCATCTCCACCGGCGGAGATTAGCATATACCACTCAGCTGTTGGCATACCTGCGTTTCCAGCATCATTAATCAAAGTAACACCAGTATTAAAACTTGATCCCATACCGCCATAGCCACTTATTGAAGACCCATCTATGCGAACATAATTTTTAAAATTACTATTGTAAGCAAACCAGAAAAAGAAAGGAAAGGTGAATAAATATGAGCAATGCTGAATTTATTCGCATTTGTAAAGAAAAGGTATGTGCTTATACCAATGAGCACATGGATAAGACAGATAAGAAAAAAATCACAGTAGATGATGTGTATGTGGTTTGGTGCTGCAAGACATTACAGAACCACAAAGCATTATTAAGCACTACCGCTCCGGATGGAATGTATTATGAGTTTACATATAATGGGGACAAAGATGAACTTTATATGGATGCTTATAAAAAATGGGAAAATATTTGTTACAAAATGTAAGGAGAGAGAAAAATTATGAAGAAAGCAATGCTTAGTCAGCCAATGGCTGGAAAAACAGATGAAGAGATTATTGCAACTAGGGAACAGGCAATCAAGGCCCTGGAAGCCAAAGGCTATGAAATTGTAAACACCTTGTTTACTGATGAATGGTACAGCAATGAAAAGATGAAAGAACGTGGAGTGGTACAGATTCCTCTTTGCTTTCTTGCTAAAAGTCTGGAAAATATGTCACTTTGTCATGCAGCTTATTTCTGCAAGGGTTGGGAAAATGCCAGAGGGTGCCGGATTGAGCATGATGCAGCAGTAGCTTATGGGTTAGATGTGATTTACGAAGCGTAAGTTAAAGGAGAAAAAATGAACAAAGACAAAATTGTTTTAAAAAATGAAACAGCTGTTGAACTGGAAGCAGCTGCCAGTCTTGAAAACATGAAAGCTGTATTCGAAGATATGACAGCAGTAGATCAGTTTTGGAAGAGATGCACAGATGAGAACATGTCTGAGGTGCGGATCCTGAATGGTGAAGGCTTGACCGTAGGTGCATACAAAGATATGTGTCTGATGTCACCGGCGTTTACTTTGGACAAAACCGAAGATGGAAAGATCATGGCAACATTTGGTATTCGTGAGCTGACAGATATCGAAAAACTGAAAGCACAGGTTTCCGCTAATACCGAAACATTAGCAGTCCATGACGGAGCTATTGGAGATATGGGAGCAGTAATGAGTGCTATGGCAGACCAGGAAGGAGTGACATCATAATGGGCAGGTATTATGGATTAAAAATCAGATCTGGAGAAATGACACTGGAGCAGGTGCCAAAACTCTGGAAAAAAGTAACAGAAAAGTGGTTAAAGGAAAATCCAGAGAAAAGTGAGTGAGGTAAATGAAGTTGGAAAGATTTAAAGCAATATTTATCACTATAATGAGTGCAGCATTTGCCTATCTTGGAGTATTGGCAGTACCGGTGTTTGCTCTCGTAGCACTGAATTTTACTGATTATATAACCGGAATAGTTGCATCGAAGTATCGTCAGGAACATGTGACAAGCTACAAGGGGATTCGAGGCATTTGTAAAAAAATCGGAATGTGGATCCTGATCGGTGTAGGATGGCTCATGGATAGGATGATCATATATGCAGGACAATATATAGGGTTGGACATAAAAATACCGTTTGTGATTGCTACCGTAGTAGCTGTTTGGCTTATTTGCAATGAGATCATATCCATCCTAGAGAATTTACTTGATATTGGTGTTGCTATGCCTCCGTTCCTGATGCCGCTTGCAAAAGCAATTAAAGGTCAGGTCGAAGACAAAACAAAATTGGAGTGACACATCTTTAGGCTTAGGATATCCTAAGCCTTTTTTAATAGGAGGTACACATGAAAATTTCAGAGAATGGTTTGAAACTGATAAGAAGCTTTGAAGGATGCAGATTAGAAGCTTATAAGTGCCCGGCAGGAGTATGGACCATTGGTTGGGGACACACAGGAAATGTAAAAGCAGGTCAGAGGATTACACAGGCAGAGGCAGATAAGATGTTGACGGATGATATGGGACCATATGAGCGCAATGTAGACAAATATGGAACGAAATACATGTGGAATCAAAATGAATTTGATGCCCTGGTATCATTTGCATACAATGTAGGATCTATAGATCAGTTGACAGCAAAAGGAACCAGATCGCGGGCTGAGATATCAGAAAAGATCCTGGCATATAACCGCGGTGGTGGTAAGATTTTGGCTGGCCTGACCAGAAGAAGACAGGCAGAACAGAAGCTATTTTTAACTCCAATAAGCGAACAAAAGAAAAAAGGATGGCAGCAAGAGGATGGAGATTGGAAGTATTACCTCGGAAACGGGGAGCCTGTAAGAAATGACTGGTATTGGTACGATGATAAATGGTACTGGTTTGATGGTGCAGGAAGAATGGTCAAGAATACCTGGTATAAATACAAAGATAAATGGTATTACCTTGGCGCGGATGGAGCTATGCTGACCGGTCAGCAAACTATTGATGGGAAATGGTACGTGCTGAATGAAGATGGAGCTATGGTTACAGACCCGGTAACTTTAACCCCTGACCAGGATGGAGCGCTTACCTGGCCGGGACTGAAAGAGTAGGTGCTTATATGACAGTAAACGATTTGATTAGTGATATCACATCTTTAAGAGGGCAGCAGTATGGTACAGACATGATCATGGGATGGATCAATGAAATTGAGGGACAGGTCATTGAAGAAGTAATCAACCGGGCGGAAGGATATAATCTGGAATTTATTCCAATGGAATATGAAAAAGACCAGGATAAAAAATTAAGTATTCCGGATCGGTTCAAGGATGTCTATGTTAATTATCTGCTTTCAAAGATTGATTATCACAATGAAGAAACTGAACGCTATAACAATGACGTTGTAATGTACAACTCCGCTTATGATGCATATGCTGCATGGTTCAGGCGCTGCAATCGGGCAAAAAAAGCACCGTTATTTTCCAAATTTTAAGGAGGAGCTTTAATGGGACGATTACCAATGCTGACAATGACACCGAGAGGGGACAGCAAACAGATAGGATCATTTGGGGGACTGAACAAAGGTCTTGTAATTGGAGAAAATGAGTTTTCGGACATGAAAAACATGTCTTCAGATGTTTTCCCGGCGATAGCGGTCAGAAAGCCAAGAGGAGAAATCCTGAAAAGTTTATCAAAACCTCATGGGATCATTTATAAAAATGGTTTGGCCTATGTGGATGGGACAAAGCTGTATTACAAAGATAAAGAAATTGCAACAGTCCAGGATACAGATAAGCAGCTGGTGAGTTTGGGAGCCTATATTGTGGTATTCCCGGATAAAATTATGTATAACACATCCACTGGAGAAAAGACAGCATTAGAGGCTTCCTGGAGCCAGGCTGCAACAGCAACATTTGCACAGACGACAACCGGAAGTACCATGGTAAAGATTAGTTGTACCGGAATCGGAAAGCAATTTAATCAGTTTGACGGTGTGGAAATATCCGGTTGTACAAACAGTAGCTTTAACAAGACTACGGTGATTCAGGAAAAAGCAGATGACTACATTGTGATCATAGGTGATCTATCATCCAGCTTTACTCAGGAATCTGGGCTAAAGCTTACCAGAAAAGTACCGGATATGGATTATATTTGTGAGAATGGCAACCGCTTGTGGGGCTGCTCCAGCGCAAATCATGAGGTATATGCAAGCAAGCTGGGAGATCCAACAAACTGGAATGCGTTTGAAGGGATCAGTACAGATTCGTATGCGGCTACAGTTGGATCAGATGGAGATTTTACAGGCTGCCTGTCTCATATGGGATATGTGCTGTTTTTCAAGGAAGATACGATCCATAAGGTTTATGGAGATAAACCAAGTAATTTTCAGATCAATACATCATTCCCGGTCAGAGGTGTTGCAAAAGGGTGTGAGAAGACAGCATGTGTTGTAAATGAAACATTATTGTATGTGTCCAGGAGCAATGTATGCAGTTTTGACGGAGCGTATCCGGAATCTGTATCGGATGCACTGGCAGAGGTACGGTTTCAGGGCGGTGTGGCTGGTCAGCATAACGGAAAATACTATGCATCGTTACAGGATGTATCAGGGCAGTGGAATATCTATGTGTATGATTTAAAAAAGGGTATGTGGCACAAAGAAGATGATATGCAGGCTTTGTTTATGGCATACGGAGAAGGACAGCTATACTGTGTTGATTCCACAGGAAAACTTTTTACAATCAGCGGTTCAAGGGATGAGCAGATAGAGTGGATGCTAGAGAGCGGAGACCAGTTGGATGGAAGTGTGGAGTATAAGTTCTTAAAAAGACTGCTTTTTAACTTGAAACTGGATCCGGGAAGTGAAGTGGACGTATTTATAAAATGCGACAGTGAACCAGAGTTTGAAAAGAAAATTTCTTTTACTTCTCAGGGATATAGAACGCAGGTGCTTAATATAATCCCAGCCAGATGCCAGAGATACCGGTTCCGTCTGGAAGGAAAAGGACCGGCAGTTTTGATTGCTATGAGTAAATATATAGGATATGGGAGTGATATTCATGGCAGTATTTAAACCCATGATTATTCAGAAAAATGAAACAGACATAGGAAAAGTTGTACGGCAGTTATACCGGTTTAGTGAGGATCTCAAATATACGATTTCAAATTTGAGCCTGGAAGATAACATTTCAAATGATGTTTTAAATTCTATTACGGATAGAAACAACAAAGTAAGAAAAATTCAGTTTTCAACGGATGCGCTGAACATTGAATATGATGATTATGCCTCATCTGTACAGACTAAGTTATCCCAGTCTTCGGAAAGTATTCAGTTGTTGGTAGCAACAGGGAACGTTGTCCATGAAATGCTTACCAGAATGGAGATGTATGGAGAATATATCCGACTAACTAGCGGACACCTGATTATCGATGCCCAAAATATGAAGTTAGATAAGCCTGGAAATGCATATTTTTCTGGAAATATAACGGGTGGATCTATCAACATCAACAATCGTTTTGCAGTATCTCCTTCCGGCGATGTGTACATAGATGATGCTCTGACTACAACTACCTTAAATCCTGCGAAAGCTATCGTGGCTGCTAATATGGAAATTTACAATGATGATGATTACATCAACGTTATTGGGAAAGCAGCTACATGCAGCGAACTTTATGTGTCTGAAAATCTGAACTGCCGGAAGGTGCGGTACACGTCAGACAAAAGGAAAAAACAATGTATTAAAGATATTGAGAAAGCGGATTTTGCTGGACTAATACCGGTATCGTATTCTTTTCGAGATTCAGGCAATAGGGCGATAGGATATATTGCACAGGACGTCTACTTGACACAGGAGAACGGAGAAAATGCTTTAGGGGTAAATCGGTCGGGTAAATATTTAGAACTGCCGTATGTGGCTTATAGTGCGTTGTACGCAAAAGGAATACAGGAGAATCAGAAAAGAATAAACAAATTAAAAGAACAGATCAAGAAGGTGAGAGATGTCAAGCTTTAATATGCCTGCGTTAGGTGGGCAAGATAAAAATATGAAAAAAGTTTATAGCTATATCCAAATGTTGAATGAACAGCTTAGATATAGCTTGAGCAATATAACTCCGGAAAACAATTTTACAAAAGATTCTTTTCTTAAGTACCAGGAAACAGATGAATCCATTAGTCAATTGGAAGTAACTATGAATGGATTTATCAGCCAGTTTACCAATCTGAAAGAAAGCACGGAAACTAGCATCAGGGTGTTGAATGGTCAGATTGCATTGAAAGTGAGCAAAGATAAACTGTGTTCAGAAATATCAGCAACATCAGATGCTATTACATTTAAGACAGGATATCTAGTTATTGATACGAATAACTTCAAGCTATACAAAGATGGAACGGCTTCATTTAGTGGAACGATCAATGGTGGATCTATCAATATAAATGATAAGTTTAAAGTATCATCTTCAGGCGCAGTGAGTGTAGATGCCATAACCTATGCAGACACGATCACTACACAGGGACTTCTGTATACAAATTATATGCGAATATCAGGGAACGCGGATGTCAGTGGAACGCTGACTGCAAATACAGTAACGGTATCTGGTGATGTGTCATGCGAAACACTGTATGAAAGATCAGATAGGAGATTGAAGGAAAATATCAAAGAGATTCCGGATGAAATAGCCTTAAATTTAGTCTTGGGAATGAGACCGGTTACTTTTAAGTTTAAAGATTCCGATCAAAGGTCAATGGGATTAATTGCCCAGGAGCTGGATGCACTTCAGAAAAAGCTTGGAACAAATCTTCCTTTGGTAGATCATTCCGAAGAATACTTATCAATTCCATATGGAAACAACAGCGTATTATTTGCTGGAGCAATAAAGGCGCAGCAAAAGGAAATCAAAGAATTGGAAAAAGCTTTAAAAGAGATTAAGGAGGCAGCTTAGTGAAGATTGTTTTTGAAGAAAGTGATATTAATACAGCACTGATCGCATTAAATCAGTTAAAAGTTGAGGGAGTAACACAGGCAGGGATTCTGCTTACAATCAATCGAATGCTCCAAAATGGAGAAAGAATGGAATCTGAGACTAAGGACCAGCCGGAAGATAAGAAAGGGGAATAAGTATGGCAGTTGCATCTATTGTTGATTATTTGAAAAGCCGTAACATGGACAGCTCTTACGGAGCCAGAAAAAACCTTGCATCTCAGTATGGAATTACTGGATACAGCGGAACTGCACAGCAGAATATGTCACTGTTGAAGTCATTGCAGCAGCAGTCTCAGAAATCACAGGCAGCGGGGCAGCAGAGTAATGCCAACAACCAGAATCAGAACGTAACAATTACACCGGTGAGCGATGATGGCAAGACCGGACCGGGACATCCGGCGGCTACATACTTGACGGATTATAACTATGCAAAGTTTTCGCCATCTGCACGGACAACGGATTATGCTGATCGATTGGATGAAATTGAAAATAATAAGCCGGATGAATACTATAGCAAGTATCAAGGAACAATTGATGGGATCATTGATAATATATTAAACAGGAAGTCATTTGACACGAATAGTGTATATGATTCAGATCTGTATAAAAACTACCGGGAACAGTATATCCAGCAGGGACAGAAAGCCATGAGGGATACCATGGGAGCAGCAACAGCGGCTACAGGTGGTTACGGATCCACTTATGCACAGGCAGCAGGACAGCAGGCGTATGACAATTACCTGAGCCAGCTGAACGATAAGTCATTTGACATATATGACCGTGTATATCAGCAGTATCTGAATGAAGGACAGGAGCTGTATAACCGTCTGAATGCAGTAAATAACCAGGATAACATTGATTATAGCAGGTATAGAGATAGTGTAAATGATTACTACAATGATCTAAATTATTACGCTGGACGATATGATAGCTCATATAACCAGGATTTTGGAGCATATCAGACAGACCTTTCTGCGCAGCAGTGGGCGGAACAGTACGCATACCAGAAGACCCAGGATGCACTTGCACAGCAGAACTGGCAGACCCAGTTTGATTATCAGAAACAGCAGGATGCATTACAGCTGGAATTGCAGAGACAGCAGTTGGCGGCATCACTGGCTAAAAAAGCATCCGGAGGTTCGTCTGGTAGATCTTCAAAGGGATCCTCCAAGAAGTCTAGTAGCACTAGCTCGGATCTTGCAAAGTATGTTGAGGATGCGAAAAGATTGATTGAAAGTAAGGATGGACATGGACGCACCAATTATAGCATAGCACAGGTAATTGAATATGTTGCAGATCAGTACCCGAGCTTGACTGATAGCCAGATTAAAAAAGTAATCACACAGGCCGGTGGTGATTACGATAAAGGTTTAAGAATACTGAAACAGGTAACTGACACGGATAAGTAAACAAGGAGGCAACTTTGGGGACTTCATTATCTAGCATATTAAAAAAGAAAAAAGTTTTAGAGAACAACGATGATACTTATGAAAGTGAATCGAATAGCACGGTAAGCGGCATACCATCATTTGAAGAATCTCAAAAAACAAGAAAAAGCGATTTGAGAAGCTTGCTGCAGGCTAAAAAAGATAAAGAGAAACTTGTTGAATTACAAAACGAGCAGAAAAGACAAGAAAGACAGGACTGGTTGCGCAAGAGTTCAACCAGTCAGCATACAACAGCCATGACAGATTTTATCCGGAGCGACAGGGAAAAAGTCGCTGAGAGTTCTATCCCCATGGCTGATGCGGTAAAACAGTACAACCAAATAAAGCAGCAAAAGTGGATGTTAAATGAAGCACAGTACGAAAACGACCTTTTACAGGAATACCGCAAAAGAAAAAGGATAGAAAAAGAGCAGCAGGAAGCTAAGGATAAGGTCGGATTTCAAGACGGAGATACATTCATTCAGTATACTGACATTCCTCAACAGAAAGATTTTGCGGATACTGTTAAAAAGGCAAAAGAGAATGCCGCAAAAGCGAATGATCAGTATGCTTTTATGTACAATAACAAAAAGCTGCCATTCGGGGATAAGGGTCTAACGATTGGTGGCAAAAAACTGACATTAGGAGGAAAAGAAAGCAACCCGGTTGAAAGTTATGTCAATACATTCGGAGATGGAAAGAATGTATTTGGTAAAAGCTCTGTTCTGGATATAACAAGCGGCCAGGATAACGCTAAGAGTCCATTAAGAAGATATGCTCTATTAAATGATTCAGAACGCGATATTTACGACTATCTTTTTGAACGCCAAGGTAAAGACACGGCAGAAAAATACCTGGATTCCATACAGGGAGAATTAAACCAGAGGGGTGCAGAGGCAAACTACGAACACAACAATCAGTACAAGGGACCGATTAAAACCATAGTAAATACAACCCAGTCGATTGGTGCAGGTATGCAGAATGCAGTAGAAGGCATTAAATCAATTCCCGATTTTGCTATGGGGACACGCAAAAACGCAATGCCTACAGAATCAGAGTTATCCCAGACCAAAATGCTTGAAAATGCCGGGACAATTGACGGGTTTACATATAAGATGGCCAATGCAATCGGAAACATGATCCCCAGTATCATTGTAGGCGGGGCGGGTGGTCCAGCGGTATCCAGTGCAATATTTGCGGCGCAAACAGGCGGACAAAGTTACCGGCAGGACATCATGGACGGCAGACCGGTAGAGGGCGCCCAGGTCAACGCAGTTCTTACCGCAGCAGATGAAACAGTTACAAATCTTTTGCTCGGCGGAATCTCACAGTACGGCGGCGGATTTATCAAAAAAACACTTGGAAACACCAAGGTAGCACAAGCAGCAAAGCAAGGGATCACATCGGCCTTAGCAAAGAACCCGGCAGTAAGACGTGCTGTATTAGGCGTGATAAACTACGGTTCAGATATGCTTTCAGAAGGCACCCAGGAAGCTGTACAGGACCTCACAGAATCTATCCGTAAACATTTCATCTACGGGGATGAGCTGGATCTTACAGGAGATCTCACAGATCCGCAGACGTGGGAAGATTTTCTCTTAGGTGCGGCAACAGCTGGAATCATGAACGCACCAGCTACCATAGCGAACAATGTTGCAATCAACAACTATGGGAAAAATCTGGATGTTGACTATAGGGATTATTCTGAAGGGATAGATACAGACCAAACCCACTACACCAATCCGGCGGATGCGAAAGAGGCCCAGGGTTTACAGCGTATGGCAGAAGAGTATGCCGCTATGCAGAGGCAGGGCAAATTTGTTAACAATCGCGATAAAGCAGAGTATGACATGCGTTTATGGGAATGGCAAAACCGAATGGCAGAAGAACAAAAAGGCCAGGACGAACAGACACTTCAGGCCCAGGGACAACCGACTCAACCACAGGAACAGGCAATTCAATCACAGAAACAGGCCTCTCAAAATCAGGAATACACCAATCGAAGCCAGCAAGAAAACCAGGCAGAGCCTACGGCACAAGAGACAATCCAGAACTCAGACGTCAAACGACCGACAGAGCAGAGCGTACAGCCGGAATATGAATCCACCCCACTAGAGCGCCAGGATAACCAGATCCAAGAAGAACACCAGACCGATTCACCAGAGAAGCCTTACGCAGCACCCAAAGCCACTCAGGAGCAGCCACAGGCCACAGCAGCACACAATTCTGAACAGGATACAATAAACGCCCAGGAAAACGAACACAGAAACCCTCAGAGCAACTTTGAAGCAGAGGATAATGTTAAGCTCTCGGACCAGGAATCAACGGAGTATAAGTCGCACTATGGCAAATATGGCGGTGACGCCCTGCTAAACACATATGATGGATCCGTAGACGTATCCACATTCAACAAAGCATTTGGCCGTGCTTATGATGCGGGTTACAACCAGATCGATCTGGACACAGCTACTCACTCGGCCTTAATGTCTCTTTTATCCGATCAGCAGATAGAAGCTGCCTACCGTGCCGGTATCCAGGATTATAACCTGGACAACCAGGTCAAACCTAAGTACACGCAGGGACAGATCAAAGAGGGCGGTTTAGGCACTGTATCCGACTATGCAACACAGGATCAGCGCAATGTAGCGGAGCATATAGGAAAGAAAACAGGCCTTAAGATTAATCTGGTAGACAATCTTTCACAGGAGAATGCAACAGCCTCATATAAACCGGGAGAGATTACCATAAACATCAACTCCGAGGATTTTAACGGATCTCTTTCTCACGAACTGACGCATTTCATTAAAGATACGGCCCCAGAATCTTACCGCCTGTATCAGGAGATCGTGACAGAAGCACAGATGAAGGCAACCGGAAAAGCCTGGGAAGATTTAGTAGAATCATACACCAACCGCTACAAGGATGCCGGGCAAGACCTCACCCGTCAGCAGGTAATGGAAGAGATTGCCGCAGATGCGACACAGAAATTCTTGAACGATCCGGATTTTATCGACCAGGTAGTAAAAAAAGATCGCAATTTAGCCCAGAAGATCATTGATTTCCTGTCAGATGTGATCGATTCGATCAAGAACCTGATCAAAACCGGCAGCACCCGTGCAGCAGCAAAGAATCTGGAACAGGATGTACAGATGTATGAAGATGCCCGCTATGCTTGGCTGCTTGGTCTGGAGCAAGGCAGCAAGGACTATAAAGCAGGTAAAGAAAGAGCGGATAACATCATGCAAAGCAGCAAGTATGAATTAAATCAGTTTGGATTTGAGGAATACGGAGAGAAAGAGAAAGGCTGGTGGAAAAATAACGACAGTATCATAATATGCAACACAAAACAAGATATTGCAGATTTTTACCGCGATCATGTCCACAAAAAACCATATGCAAGATTATATATTGGAAAAATAGGTCCAGAGCTCGCGCAACGGATTTACAAAGACACAGGAGTCAATACAGAAAATTTAAATGTTGCCATTACAAGCGAGTTTGAAGATAGCCATAGCAATCCAGAAAAAGAAAGATCGAGAGGGCAGACACCGGTAACGCCGGAGATACTATCAAGACTTCCGGAAATTATATCAAGCTACGATAAGGTAGAAAATACAACCAGTTCCAAAGATAGAAAACCAGTTCTGAAATTCGAGAAGGATATTAATGGAAAAAATGTTGCCGTAGAATACGTTAGAAGCAAGAAAGGAATGCTTGAGCTGCACACAATGTATGCGTGGGAAAATAAAAATAGCAGGAGTGTATCCACTACGCTTACAATGCCAGAAAAAACTGACCCGTACAGAACGTCCGAAACGTATAGCGTCATTACTCCTGCTACTAAGGACAATATACAACCAGGTACAGAAAAAAGCAAGACTCGTTTCCAGCTGGATGATGTAGACGATACTATGAGTGAACGTAGAATTCAGGCATTGCAAGACCAAAATGAGGCTTTAAAACAGGCGAATGATCTTCTGGAGCAGCAGTTTAAGTTGACAGACAAGGATGCAGTGCGGACCGAGGATATCAAAAAAGTTGCAAGAAATATCCTGAAAGAATATGGCAGTAAATATTCAAGTGAAATATTGGAAAGAAACCTGTCTAAACTCTATCAGTATATCCGTGGTGCTGGCCAAGTGGATGGACAGGCTATTACAGAAGCTGCAACCAGCATGGGCAAAAGTATTCTGGAAAAGTCAGTGCAGAAAGATACAGAACTAACGGAACACTATAAGGATCTGAGAAAGCAGATTAAAGACACAAAGATTGCAATCACAGACCAGGACAAGGCAGATTTGGCTTCTGTGGGCGGATATAATGAATTTAGAAAACGCTACTTTGGAAAGATGAAAATGGGGGCAGATGGTATCTCAATAGATTCTCTGTACCAGGAGTTGCAAGGACAGTATCCGGAACTTTTCCCGGCAGACGTGACACATCCGGCGGATGAGCTGGTTGCGATAGCATCCGCTCTGGATCAGACAGCTCCACAAATTAAGAACCCATATGCCGCCAATATGGATGAAATGGCATATATGGTAGGACAGGACATCTTATCATCATATTTTGATGTGAGAAAACCAAGTGCGACGTTTGCTGATAAAAAAGAGGCTCAGATGCAAAAATTGCGCTGGCAGTATCAGCAGAAGATAAGAGACTATAAAAATGATTTGAAATCAAAGTATGATGAAAGCCTTAAACAGATTAAAAAGCAGAACCTTGAAGAAAGCGCACGCCTGGCAGAACAGTATAAAAACCTCACGGAAGCAGAGCGAAAAGAGCAGAGGGAGTATTATAAAAAAAGGATGGATGATCTGCGAAACAGCAAGAACCAGGAATTGGCTGCCATGCAGCAGAGGAGCAAAGAGCGGATCAAGTCATTGCGGGAGAATCAGCAGAAAAGAGAAGATAAGAGACAGATCATCAAAGAAAGAAAAAAATTACAGAATTGGTTGCTGAAACCGACTGATTCAAAGCATATTCCAGAGGGACTGAGACAATCTGTAGCGGCTTTCCTGAACAACATTGATTTTTCTCCAAATGATGAGGATAGTGAGATCAAAACCCAGCGAAAAGAAGACTGGAAAGCAGCCCAGGATGCATTTAAGGAGATCCTGGATAATGGCGGTGTTTATGTGGACCAGAAGACTGGTGATACCATGACCATGGATATTGACCCAGATATTGCACAGCGCATTCAGGAACTAATTGAAAAAACAAAGGGAATTGATAAATTAGATAACTTGGATGCATATAGCATGGGTGAGCTTAAAAAGACAGTTATGGCTATGAAAAAGGCTATAACAGAAGTAAATGATCTTAAGAGCAACAAAAAATCTGGAGAACTGAGTATTCTGGCAGATGGAGTGTTTAGGGATCTGGAGCAGAGGCGGAATAAGGTGGAGTATGTAGGACCTGCGGGAATGGGAGATAAACTGTTGAATTATGACATGTTGGATCCGCAGACCATGTTTGGAAAAATGGGAGACAACATGAAGTCCACCTATGATGCATTGCGTAACGGACTGGATAAAAAGACAGAAAAATTGAGATCTGCTCAGGAATATGTGGATGATATTGTGGATAAGTATGGAATCAAGCCTAAAGAATTGCGTGAATGGACGGGATCAAATGCCAAGACTCAGCATTTTAAGACATCGAGAGGTGAGATTGATCTTACAGTAGCCCAGGTGATGTCGCTGTATGAGTTAAACAAAAGAAGCCAGGCCAGAGGCCATATGTATGATCGAAACGGCGGTATTAAGCAGGCGCCGGTAGTTGGAAAAGCCAAATTGGAAGGAACGACTTATACACCGGCACAGATCAAGAAGAATTATCGCCCTGTAAAGGTTACGGCCGCAGATGTAGAAACGATCACAAAGACTTTAACACCGGCGCAGCGTGCTCTTGCGGATGGATTGCAGCAGTTTATGGGAGATCAGTGTGCAGCCTGGGGAAATGAAGTAACCATGGACATGTATGGTTATGAGAAATTCACAGCAAAGAATTATTTCCCAATTAGCACAGATAAAAACTATGTGGCAACCAGGCAGGGAGATGCGGGAAATAAAGCGTCAACCATTAAGAACATGGGAATCACCAAGAGCACAACCCCATATGCGAATAATCCATTGATTATTGAGGACATCTTTGATGTGTTTAGCCGCCAGGTTGATAACATGAGTACATATAATGCCTATGTAATCCCACTGTCAGATCTTAATAAGGTGTACAATTATAAGGACACCAGAGGAATGACTGAGTTTGGATCATCTATTAAAGAAGAGATAGAAAGGACCTTTGGAAAGCAGGGAAATGATTATATCGTCAAGCTGGTTTCAGATATCAACGGGACAGTAAATAAAGATAAAAGCATAGCCAGCCAACTGGTCTCAAACATGAAAGCGGCTTCTGTAGCTGGAAATCTGCGTGTAGCTGCCCAGCAGCCAACAGCTTACATAAGAGCTAGTATGGAGATCAATCCTAAATATCTTGCCAGAGGCGCGACGACCATCACCAGAAAAGGCCAGTGGGACCTTATATGTAAATACGCCCCTATTGCGCAATGGAAAGATTGGGGATTTTACCGCATGGATACCAGCCGACAAATGAAAGATATCATGTTTAACACCGACAGTACAAAGCAGCGGTTTGTTAATGCAACTATGATCTTGGCAGAAAAAGGCGATCAACTGGCCTGGAATCGCCTATGGAGAGCTTGCGAATACGAGTGTATGGATCAGCATCCGGATCTGAAAGAAGGCACGGAAGAATTTTACGAGCGGGTAGGCAAGAGATTTAGCGAAGTTGTAGACAAGACACAGGTAGTTGATTCAATCTTACATCGTACTCAGATTATGAGAAGCCAGAGCGAAATCAATCAGCTGGCTACCAGCTTCATGGCTGAACCGCTAAAAACTTATGATATGCTCTACCGCGCTGCAACAGATGTAAAAACGAAGAAAGAAGGCTCGAAGAGCAGAGCAGTACGCGCCGCAACTGTATTTGTCCTTACCGGTGTAGCCACGTCAATAGCTGCATCAGCGGTTGATATGCTCAGAGATGATGACCGAGATAAGAACAGCAAGGAAAAGTACATAGACAGCCTTAAATCAAACATTTTCGATAACCTGAACCTTTTGAATAACATCCCATGGGTGAAAGAAATTCCCTCCATTATTGCCGGATACACGCCAACCAGAGCGGATCTGTCTGGCTTTGAGGATATGATATACGCTTGGAATCAGATTAAGAAGTTAAAAGACGGCACAAGTAAGTATACACCACAGTACGTAGCTGTATACACGGCTCAGATGGCGAGCAAGCTCACCGGAATCCCGATTAAGAGTCTTACAAGAGACATGGGAGCTGTCATTGATTCTATTTTTGATTCAGCAGGAGGCAAAGCGGATTATACATGGCTGAAACAAAAGTACGACATGGGAAGCAAAGAAAATCTTGAGATGTATACAAAAATGATGATCCAGGCTCACAGAAACGGAGATCAGGATTTCCAGAAGAAAATCAAGGATGATCTTAACAAAGCGGGAATTGATAACGATACGATAACAAACAAGATTAAAACGGTGATCAAATCAGAGTTAATCGGCAAAGATTCTGTAAATCCGCTGGTAGAGGCGGCGGCCCAGGCAAAGCAATCATATGACCTGGAAGCTTACGAGGATGCGGTAAGTCAGCTCACATCCCAGGGATATGCCACAAAGATCGTAAAATCCGCCATTGATGCCAGGATCAAACAGTTAGAAGGAAAAGAAGAGATTGACTGGGAGGCAGAGGTACAGACAGAACCGGATAGCCTGTATGGAGATATCCTGACGGATCAGGGTGCATCAGAGGATAGTAGCAGTGTAAAATTCTATAGCAATTCGGATCTTCTGGCAGCAATAGGCCAGTATGATAATAAAAATGCTAAATCTCTGGATCCTTTTAAAAAGATGGCAGATGCCATTGTAAAAAGTAAAGTGGATGAAGGAAAGACACAGAAAGAGGCTGCAGGTTCGATTAAAACATCCATTACGAGTCATTATAAGCCTTTATGGATTGCAGCCGACAGAAAAGGCAGAGAAGAGATCCAGAATGTCCTTAAACAGCTTAAGGTAAATGGAAAGGCATTGTATACCGGAGAGGATTGGACGAATTGGAATAAGGCAGCAAAAAAGAAGCAAAAGAAGCAGTAGGAATAGGGAGGACCAGGTATCATAAAAAGTACCTGGTTTTTTCTATGCAATAGTAATTTTAAAAACTATATTCGCATAGATGGATCATCCATAAGTGGCTATAGCGGTATGGGATTAAGCTTTAATACTGGTGTCACCTTGATAAATGATAATGGGCAAGCCGGTATGCCAACTGCTGAGTGGTATATGCTGATTTCTGCCGGTGGAGAAGGTACACGTTGTCAGTTAGCAGTTGCACTTTTTACAGGAAAAATATACTGGCGTAACTGTGCGGCGGGCAAATGGTCAGAATGGGTACAAAAAGTCTAACTATAACTTTTGGCTCCAATCAATTCGATAAGCGTTATGATAAAGTTTTCCAACCCACAAATTATTTCCTGTTATAGTAATTAAAGGCAGTGACTACCGTTCTACTACAGAAATTTATTCGTCATTGCCTAATAATTCATTATATTTCTTTTATTGTGATGGTGGACGAGGAATTTCTACAGAACTTGGTTTAACGGACGTCAATAATGGAGTATGTGGATTTATTTACAAAAATGTAGGTTGGAGAGGTTGTGGCATCCTTGTACCGATGACTGATGTTGTCACTGATTACAACATGTTCGTAGGGCGTTTGTCGGGAGAAAATAAGTTAAAATGGGTTGGTGTCAAATAAATGATCATTCTTGAGCCCGCCCTAATGCAACCCATGCCGCTTGCGTATTACCGTTAGAATTATACACCCCAAGAGTAAAACCATTTTTGGTTACGTTCGAAATACCGATAAACCTACTATCCAAGTAATTTACGTTTGCATTACATACCATAACTATTGGCACTGTTTCAAAAGGCGTATCAAATTGGATATTTACTGTACTGCTGCCAGAAAACACTTGCGAACCGTAAAGCATCTGCGTTATAGCTAAATTACTATTGTGAGAGTACATACACTGTGTTATAATTCAATTGCTTAGAAAGAATTATAAACCAGTTGGACGGTGAAAAATTTTCAACAGAACAAAAACATATGTTTTCCGCGGAGACAATGCTTGCATTGTTTCCGTATTTTTTATTGCAGTAATAGTTGAATGATATTATCATGAGTTTTTACAGTATGGTGGACTTGACTGTAAAAACTCATGATACATAATAAAAGAATGTAAACACGCTAGTTTTTCGGTCAAATACAATCTTTTTAAGAACCCGTCTCAAAGCATTCCCTTTATCTTCGTTGCTTACGTTTGGATCCAGAACGAAATCATAAATGGTGGCGATTTCGGCCAAAAGTTTTTGCTTATGAGCAATTTGATTGGAAAAGTCAGGCTGTTCTTGATGCAGACGTTCCAAACTGGTTAATAAGCTTTTACGTTCGGCTTGTAACCGACATTTATTGTCTTTATATTCTTCCAGAGTATCAACTTCATTTTCATACGCTTCTTTGATTCTCTGTTCTTTTGTCTCTAAACGGGTAAGAGCTTCCAGTATCAGAGCCTCTTCACTCTGATTTTGAATATCAGCAGAAGGAACATATTCATAGTTGATAGACTGCGTATCGATTGCAGATTTTAATGAATCCAACACAGCTTTTTCGGCGATTCGTGCAGATACGCTGCAAGAATCTGGGTGGAATCCTTTTGAGTATCTCCAGCATTGGAAAAAGTCAGGCCGCTTTTTCTGATCTTTGGATCGACAGAAGCCAAGACTTGAACCACAGGTTCCACACTTTAAAAGACCAGATAACCAATGGGCAGTGGAGGAAGCTTCTCGCCGCTGTTTGGGGTGATATTCTGCATTTATCCGTTCCTGAACGGAATCAAAAATAGAGGCTACAGAGGGAATCAATTCGTGGGATCCGGTAAATTTGATTCCGTTCCAGCACACCTCACCTTTATAAAAGGGGTTGGTAAGGATTCCGTGTACTGTACGTCTCCCAAATGCGTTTCCACGGCGGGTAACATGACCTTGTTTGTTTAGATTGCGGGCAATGTAAGTCATGTCTTTACCTTGAACATAAGATTGGAAGATATACTCTACCAGAGGAACGGCCTTTGGGTCTAAAACAAAAGGCTTTCCTTCGCCAATGGCCTGGTAGCCTAGACAGGGAGTCGCCTGATAACCGGATCGGAGTGCTTTTTCTGTCATACCGCGCAGAACTTCTCCAGAAAGGTTGTAGGAATAGTATTCATCAAACCATTCGATGATGGTTTCAATTAGACGTCCGAACATACCCTCCATGATGGGTTCGGAGACACTTTTAATCTCCACACCGCATTTTTTGCGCAGGATGCCTTTGTAAAAGGTACTTTCTTCCTGATTCCGTGCAAAACGTGAGAACTTCCACAGATACAGGCGTTTAAAAGGTGAAGGCTTCTGTGATTTAGCTGTAGCAATCATCTTTTGGAATTCCGGCCGGTTACTGGCCTTTCTTCCAGATATACCTTTGTGTTCTATAAAAATATACTCAGCTGGTATAAAGAAACCGTCTTTTTTAGCTTCTTCTTGTATCACACGCACCTGTGCATCTGGTGACAGCTCTGTTTGATCATCTGTACTTACCCGGATGTAAGCAGCTCCGATTTCTAAGAAAGATTCAGTATTTTTTGTAGTCATAATATTGCCTCCTGCTTAAAATGTATTAAAAAAGGGTATAAAAAATACACCTCTTGTGCAGGTGCCACTGAAATGGTATAATCTGGAATGGAGTGGATTATATCTTTCAGTATGCGCAAGTGAAATATGAAAAAAGGAATAATTACTGAATATAACGAATATTGCCTGTTTTGCGGCAGGCCAGTTGAAGCAAAGCATCACCTGATCGGAGGACCGAACAGGAAAAAGGCAGAGGAAGACGGACTGAAAATCCCGTGTTGCAATAACTGCCATAACATAGGAGATGTGCTTACGCGGATTCATGGAAATCCAATGGCGGAAGCAATGTCTAAGATGATGGGACAACTTGCTTGGGAGAAATATGCGGTTGCAGGCGGAAAAACAGAAAAAGAAGCCAGGGAAGCGTTCCGTAGCAGATACGGGATCAGCTACCTGTAGGAGACTATATGGAAGATCATAAGGTTAGAGCAGAATATAGAGAAAAAGGCAGAAAAAGAAAAGAAGCGGAACTGATCGACATGGAAAAGCACCCATCACCGATGAGTGAAAGCTTCAGAAGACCGGCATACGCTGGAACGGCGCTGTGTCCGGATCCAACCCGTAGAGGGAAACAATTGGTATCTCGCCCTAAAAAGGGCTGATACATATAGAAACTTGTGGTCAGCAGAATATGTCACTACCCAATCTATTATACCCAGTATACTACTGACCGAAAGGGCCGGGAACCTATCAAATGTCCTCCAAATCCCGGCCCGAAAGGAGGGACCATGTACAACAAAGGAAGGAAAACAAATGAATATAAAAAGAGATAAAACCTATCAGGCCAGGATGGATGGCCTCAAATATGCCCTGGAAATAGTAGAAAGGGGCGGGATAGAAGAATTAAAGAAGGAGATCAGGGTTAGAAATGCCCAGTTCATTCCGCTGGAAGTATCGGCAAAAAAGGCGAATGAGATAAGCCAGGTCTTGGCACACAGAATATTAGCGACATTTACCCCAACGGTGATGTTTTCGCTGAATCAGGAGTTCCACTTTGGAAAGGACAGGCTGCTGAGGTGGAAAGATGCTTTTATTAATCTGTGCAACATGATGGATGCAATAGACCCGTTTGGTTGCCAGTATGAAACAGCCAGGGACTATGCGGAAGTTTTAAAGCAGAAATATGGTATTGAATTTGATTGGGACAGCATCGATGAGGTTATCGGACTGAACCAGAAAAAGCGAGGGCAGATGTGTGATATTGATTATGTAATTAGCTTCCTGGAAGAAAAAGGCCAGAAGAAAGCAGCGCAGTTGATCCGGGAATATGGAAAAAGATAAAGGAGACAAAATGTATTTGAAAAAAACAGAGCTGGAACAGGCTTTGAGAGAAAATATGCAGTCAACGCTAGAAAGCTATGGCGGAGACAGCATAGCAGAGGATGCCATTTGCTTTTGCTATGATTCAATGCTGGCAGTAATTAAACAGCTGGGAAAAGACAAGAGAGAGATAATGTCAGAGGAAGAATTGGTGTTGTTACTCTGCATTGTGCAGGATGATACGCGCCATCAACATCAAGATCTTGACATGTGTAAGATGCATGGTCTTGATGCAGCAGAAACAGTGAAAAGCCGTATTGCTAAAAATGAGGCGCTTGAAAAGAAACTTAAACAAATGATCGCGGAGGAGACCCGATGAATGATCCGAAGAAAACATCCGTCCCGGTCTGCTGCATCTGCCAGAAGGTGATCAATGGGGATGCAGAGTGGATCAGGACAAAGAGAGGGACGGTGTTGTACATGCATAGAGAGTGTGTGAGAAAGTTGAGTAAAGCTAGGAGATTACGGGGGTAATGCCATGATTAACGGTGAGCTGATAGTAGATAATTTTGCAGGCGGTGGAGGGGCTAGCACTGGCATAGAGGACGCAACCGGTTGCTGTGTCGACATTGCCATCAATCATGATCCAGAAGCAATTAAGATGCATAAAGCAAATCATCCGTATACAGAGCATTACTGCGAGGATGTTTGGCAGGTGGATCCGGTAAAGGCGTGCAAAGGGCATCCGGTTGGCCTAGCATGGTTCTCGCCGGACTGTAAGCATTTCAGCAAGGCAAAAGGTGGTAAGCCGAAGGACAAGTTTATTCGCGGCCTTGCGTGGGTTGCCTGTCGCTGGGCCGGGCTGGTTCGGCCAAGAGTCATTATGCTAGAAAACGTAGAAGAGTTTAAAACGTGGGGACCATTAAACCGCGGGCATCATCCAATCAAAAACAAACAGGGCAAGACATTTGAGAAGTTCGTGCAGCAGCTTATGGATTTGGGCTATGAAGTTCAGTACCGAGAGCTGATCGCAGCGGACTACGGTGCGCCGACCATGCGGAAACGATTCTTTTTGATTGCTCGCTGTGACAGTGAGCCGATTGTCTGGCCAAAACCGACACATGCGCCGGCAGACAGCGAAAAGGTAAAAGCAAGACTTCTTAAACCATATGTTGGAGCATATACACAACTCGATTTTTCCTTGCCGTGTCCAAGCGTTTTTGACACAGCGGAAGAAATCAAGAAAAAGTATGGGATCCGCGCGGTGCGCCCGCTTGCCAGAAAGACGATGGATCGAATCGCAAGAGGGGTGAAAAAGTTCGTGCTGGATAATCCAGATCCGTTCATCATCGAGGACGAATCAGAAGACATAAAAATGCCGATTCTGATTCAATACCATTCAGAAACAACAAAAGATGAAGTCCGCGGGCAGGGCATTGAAGATCCGATCATGACAGTGGACAGCTCGAATCGTTATGGTCTTGTGACATCCTTTATCAGCAAGTTTTACAAAAGCGGAACAGGACAGGATATGCGGGAACCTTTGCATACGATCACTGCTGGAGATGGACATTTTGGAGAGGTAAGAGCCTTTTTGACAAAGTATTATGGATCAGGCACCGGACAGGATATAAAAGAGCCGCTTGATACGATCACAGCGCAGGATAGATTCGGTCTTGTAACTATATACGGCACTGAATACCAGATTGTTGATATTGGTCTGCGGATGCTGGAGCCGAAGGAGTTGTATGGGTGCCAAGGATTTCCGGAAGACTACATAATTGACCGAGACTGCGAAGGAAAGGCATATCCCCGAGCCGAACAGGTGCGACGATGTGGGAATGCAGTTTGTCCGCCGATACCTACGGCACTGGTGAGGGCGAATCTGAAAGAGCTGTGTGTTGCTAAGCGATTGCCGAATTGCCGGACGGACCGCTTGGAAGAAGATATAGATGGGCAGTTGAGATTTGCATAAAATTAAAATTTTAGGCGAAAAATTTTAATAAAAGATTTTTCCAGAAACTTATGTTAAAG